AGGTCTACAAAACGGACTAGCTGTAAACAACTTACACGGCTTCCGACTTTATGTATCTAACAACTTACCTGCTAAAGGTACAGGTGCAGGTACATCAGGTGCGACTGCCCAAGACGATCATTATGGTGTTATCTTGGCTGGTCAGGAAGATGCGGTTGCTTCTGCAGAGCAGATCAACAAAGTTGAAAACTACCGTGATCCAGACTCATTTGCAGACATTGTACGTGGTATGCATCTGTATGGAAGGAAAATCCTTCGTCCACAAGCATTAGTATCAGCTATCTACAACGCTGCTTAATACTAAATATACTGTTGGGCTGGCTTTGTCAATAGCTGGCCCTTCAGCTTATCTAACAGTAGGATAACTTTATGGCTACGTATGTAAATCTTGTAAACGAAGTACTTCGGAGAGTAAATGAAGTACAGCTAGACACAGGCGGCAATGGCTTCTCTGATGTACGTAACCTCCAAGCGTTAGCTAAAGATGCTGTAAACGCTAGTATACGTGAGATATTACAAACATCTCAAGAGTGGCCTTTTACTATAATTACTTATGTACAGACTCTTGTTGCAGGTACAGGTACTTATAGCTTTCCTAATGACTTCTCTAAAGTTGATTGGGATACATTTTATATTAAACAGTTAACAAGCAAAGGTAATGATCCTGAGAGATTACCTGTAATTAACTTCAATGATTATATTAGGATGTATCGTAGTTCCGAAGATACTGGCGGTACAAGTGGTAGATCCACTCCTTCTATAGTTTACCAAACGCAAGAAACCAAGTTTGGCGTTACTCCATTACCAGATGATGCATATGAGATAGAATATCGCTACTGGTATTTTCCTAATGACTTAGTTAACTTTAATGACACAAGTATCATACCTGATAGATTTAACAATGTTATTATAGATGGTGCAGTAATGTACCTTATGAGATTTAGAGCCAATGAGCAAAGTGCATCTATACATCAAAAGAAGTTTGAAGACGGTATAGACTCAATGAGAAGAATATTACTAGACTCACCTATGTATGTATCATCTACAGTTCTTTCAGGAAAGTATTTCAATACTAATACAGGCACTAAGTAATGGCAGATAATCTGCGTACATTTGCAGCCGCCTGTCAGGGTGGCCTAGTACTAAACCTAGATCCGTTATCGCAAGGAAGTGAAGGTTCTGGCAGTGCTATAAGAATGATAAACTACGAACCTGCTTTACAAGGTGGGTATAGAAGAATAAGTGGTTTCTCTAATTCTTATGGTGAACTTACAGGTTTAGCTAACTCACCTGTACTAGGCGTACATGTAGCAGCAGATATAAACCAAGGAATATTTGGATGTAGAAGACCTACTACAGGTAACAACTACTTTCATTGGTACAATCATTATTACACAGTAGCAGTTACTTCAGGCACAGGGTCTAACTTTACTGTAGGAGAAACAATCACTGCAGTAGTAAGTGGATCAGACAATACTGTAGTACCAATCTCTGCTACTGTTATATCAAAGACTGCTAACGCAATAGTTTTGAACTTCGGTAAACTACCCAGCGCAGTATTTAGTGTAGGTAATGTCATAACTGGTGGAACATCAACCACTGTTTCCACAATAACAAGTGCTCCTGTCGTGTTAGGTTGGCAGGAAGTAACTACTTCAGGTTCACCCAATACCACTACAGTAACTAAGATACGCTTTGAGAACTTTAATTGGGGTGCTCCAAAGTTTGTACTGGTTGATGGTGTTAATCCTGCAGCTACCTGGGATGGAACAACATATACACAACTAACTACAGGTAATGTACCAACAAAGCCCAGTTTAGCTGCAGCATTTAACAATCATTTATTTTTAGCAGGAGATAGCACAGAGCCTTTTAACTTATACTTTAGTGCACCTGTTGATGAAACAAACTGGACACCTGCTAATGGTGCTGGTGTTATCAATGTAGGTTTTAAGATCATACAGATTAAAGCCTTTCGTGATCAACTATTTGTCTTTGGTTCTAATAACATAAAAAGATTAGTTGGTACTAATATAGCTAATTTTGAACTACAGACAGTCACATCTAACTTAGGTTGCGTAGCACCAGATACAGTAATAGAGTTTAATGGTGATGTACTTTTCTTAGCTCCAGACGGTGTGCGTCCTATTACTGGTACAGATCGTATTGGCGATATTGAGCTTGCAACTTTATCTAAGCCTATTCAGTCTATCTTTGAGACATACACTGCACAGGAAGACTTAGCTACTCTCACAGCAGTAGTAGTAAAAAAGAAGTCTCAGTTTAGAATGTTCTTTGCAGACCAAGAATCATTAGGAATACTAGGAGCAGTACGTAGAAGCGGTGCAGGTGGTGCAGGTTTCGAGTATAGCCAACTTGTAGGTGTGGATGTAAAGACTGCATCAAGTGGTTACTTAGGAGACGAAGAGTTTGTTATACATGGTGACTCAGAGGGTTTAGTGTATAGACAAGAATCAGGTACAGACTTTAATGGTAGTAACATTTTTAGTTTGATGCAAACGCCATTTTATTATATGGATGATCCTGGGTTAAGAAAAACTTTCTACGATGTAGATACATACATGCGGTCTGAAGGTGAGGTTACAGTTGTCATGGCAGTAGAATATGACTACAGTAATCCAGACACTAAAGTATCTTCGGACTATACACTGTCAACAAAAGGTGCTGCTTCTTTTTACGACACTGCCAAGTTTGACGCAACAGACATTTATGATGGAAACCCTTCACCAGTAGAGTCTAGTAGTATCGTAGGTTCTGCTAAATCAATATCAATTAGGTACGTTACTAATAGTAAAAGTCCAAGCCATACTATCCAAGCTGTGACTATTACGTATGGACTTGGAGACAGGAGATAAAATATGTCAGGTTACACACGCCAATCCGTAGCTGATATTGTACCCACAGCCGTTGTTAGGGCAGCGCCCATAAATGCTGAGTATGATAAGTTACGTGACGCATTTGCACACAGCACTACAGGTACAACAGGCCACAAGCATGATGGTACTTCGGATGAAGGTTCTTACGTACCTCTGATTGCTGATCTAGATGCAAAGAATAAAATACAAGTAGACACAGTTAATAATCGCTTTGGTGTATTTGTCGAGGTATCAAGTACAGCAACTGAGCAAGTCAGATTTGAAGACGGTATAGTCAAACCAATAACAGACAATGATATTGACTTAGGTACATCTACGCAAGAGTTTAAGAATGCACACTTTGACGGTACAGTATTTGTTGATACATTAAGTGTAGGAGATAATGACTACACTACTATCACTAATAATGATTACGCTGTTTCAGCAGGAAACCTGACATTTGATGTAGCAGCAAACATCATACTAGATGCTGACGGTGGTGATGTAACCCTCAAGGATGCAGGTACTACCTACGCTGTACTAAACAATAACTCTGGTAACTTAGTACTTAAGAGTGGTACAACTACAGCCGTATCTTTTACAGGTGCTAACGCTGATTTCGCAGGTACACTAGACGTAACTGGTAACGCTAAGTTTGACAGTAATGTTACAATAGACGGTAACACAATAATAGGTGATGCTAATACTGACACTGTAGCTGTCAACGCTAAGATCAATACAGCACTTATACCTACAGCAGACAGTTCGTTTGACTTAGGTAGTGGATCAGCTTACTGGAAAGATGCTTACCTAGATAGTGTCACTACTACAGGTAACGTTACTATTGGTGGTGACCTAACAGTTAACGGTGGCGCAGACTTTACTAACACTACACTGAATAACGTTACTGATCCTTCTAGCGCACAACAAGCTGCCACGAAAAATTATGTGGACACTGCTATAAATAACCTTATCGCTGGTGCACCTGCTACTCTAGATACTCTGGATGAGATTGCTGCAGCTATCAATGATGACAACAATGTATATACAACTTTAACAACTAGCATTGCAACCAGGTTACCACTTTCAGGTGGTACAATGACAGGTCCAATAGCTATGGGTGGCAGCAAGATTACAGGTGCTGCTGCACCCACAACAGGTTCTGACCTCACTACAAAAACTTATGTGGATGGTATCCTTGGGTCAGCGACAGCAGCATCAAGTAGTGCAGCAGATGCACAGAAGCTTGCTATTAATGCATTAGACAGTCAGTTTACACTTGCTGATGGATCTACTACTGGCTTTTCTGCATTACACTATGCAACAAAAGCTGCCTCGACATTTTCATCTTTACAATCGTTAGCAAGTGTTGTTAGTGCTACGGTAGGTGATTATGGCTTTATTAACTCTTCACCTACGTCAACAGCAGATTACGGAGCTATATAATGACTACTCAAATACAAAGACGTAGAGGTACTACATCTGAGCATTCCTCGTTTACTGGTGCTGGTGGCGAATTAACCGTTGACACAACTAAGAACACAGTAGTTGTACATGATGGTTCTACACAAGGCGGTATACCTCTAGCTAAAGAAAGCGCAGTACCTACTACAATAAATACATTAACTAATGTATACACAGCAATGAACCCATCAGACGGTCAAGTACTTACATTTGACACAACTAATGGATGGCAAGCTGAGTCTATACCTACCATCACTACACTAAATGATATTTCAAATGTGACTATATCAAGTGCTCAAACAGGTCAGTTCCTAAAGTGGAGTGGATCAGCTTGGGTAAATGATACTGTACCTATCATAAGCACACTAAATGATATTGCTAATGTGACTATTTCAAGTGTTAATACAGGTGACTTCTTGAAGTGGAGTGGCTCTGCTTGGGTAAACGCTACTGTGCCTAACCCGACAACACTAAACTCACTTGGTAACGTTACTATCTCTAGCGTAGCATCAGGACAGTTTTTACAGTGGAATGGCTCTGCATGGGTTAACGCTGTAGTAGAAGCATTCAATACACAGACGCATACAACTACAGCTACTGCTCAAGTATCTATTGCTGAGTATGCACACGCAAGCTTTGATGGCATCAAGGCAGTAATTACAGCAGACGATGGTACTAACCGTAGTATCTCAGAGATTGTAATTACACATAACGGTAGCACAGCAGTGTCTACAGAATACGCACAAGTAAATACAGCATCAGCACTAGCCACGTTTGATGTAGATATATCAGGAAGTGATATTCGTATTCTAGCTACACCTGCAGCGACAACAAGCACAGGGTTTACCGTAAAAGCAATCACCCTATAATATAGCGCCAAGTGGAGAGTGAAGCATGGCTAATGATAAAGACTTTAAAGTAAAGAATGGTGTACAGCCTACACGATACGTGGAGGGTCTTGGTTCTATTGTGTCTAGCACTGAAGGGTTTAGCATTGCAAGTACTAGTTATGATAGTAAAAGTTTCAATGTAACTGAGGATGCTAATACTCGTAACTTAACTTTTAAACCTGATGGCACAAAAATGTATGTTACTGGGATGACAAATGACAGTGTATATCAATATGCTCTTTCCACTGCGTATGATGTTTCTACTGCAAGCTATGAAAGTAAAAGTTTTAGTTTTGCCTCCCAAGAATTAAATCCATTTGGGATTGCTTTTAACAATGATGGTACAAGTATGTATACGGTTGGGTTTAGTAACGATACCGTTTATCAATACACACTTTCATCAGCATATGATGTTAGCACAGCAAGTTATGCCTCTAAAAGTTTGGATGTTTCATCTCAAGACACAACACCAGTAGGCGTAACTTTTAAACCTGATGGAACGTCTATGTATATTATAGGTACGGATGTTCCTCAAAGTGTTTATCAATACACACTTTCAACAGCATTTGATGTAAGCACAGGTAGTTACGCTTCTAAAAGTTTAGACATTTCAAGTTTTGAAACAAATGGTTGGGGCTTTCAGTTTAATGCCGATGGCACAAAATGTTTTGTAGCAGGTAATTATTCAGATAAAGTGCATCAGTTTTCTCTTTCTACAGCTTATGATGTTTCTACTGCAAGCTCAGACGGAGTTTCTTTTAGTCTTGCTACTCCATCTGCTAACCCTAATGGATTAGCGTTTTCTACAGATGGCAGTAAAATGTATGTGCTAGGAACAGATGACTATGTTTATCAGTACTCAACAACTAAAGGAGTAGACACCTTAGACTTATCTACTGGCTCAGTGTTTAACTACTCACCAACTGCAAGCAAGACATTGAAGTTAAGCAACCCAGCAGCAACAGGTACAAACTCTGGTGCTACGTTGTTGGTTAGCGGTAATGATACAGCAGGTATAGCAGGTAATTTCAGCACTAGGTTATGGACAGGTACAGGAAGTGATGTTATTGTTGAGTCAGGTGTTGATCTGACAGGCCAAGGCTCTATGGTATGGGTAAAAAACAGAAGTAGGGCATCTACTGACCACACTATCTGGACAAGAAACGATCAAACAGGTTGGTTAAAACCAAATACAACTGCTGCGATTACAAACCAAAACTGGGTACGTGATTGGACAACTACAACTTACACTGCTGCTGGTAACTCAACTAGTTACGCTTCTTATAGTGGTGATACTTATGTTGGGTGGGCTTTCAAAAAGACAGCTAACTTTTTTGACGTTGTAACTTACACTGGAAACTCAACAAATAGAACTATAGCCCATGATTTAGGTCAAGCACCTGGAATGATTATAGTAAAGAACACATCAACAGCAGGGTATAGTTGGCAAGTATATCATAGAAGTTTAGCTAACACTGAAAGAATAGAGTTAGACGGTACAGGAGCAAAAACTACAGGTGCTACAACTTATTGGAATAGCACTACTGCAACTAGTTCTGTGTTTAGTATTGGAACACATGACCAAGTTAATAAAACTGGCGAATCATACGTAGCATACGTCTTTGGACATAACACATCTAGTGGACCTATTCAATGTGGGAGTTACACAGGCAACGGACAATCAACTGGTGTAGCACAGAATATAGGCTTTCGCCCTCAGTTTATGTTATTTAAAAATGTTAGTGCTAGTAGTGGATGGACTATAGCAGATAATGTTAGAGGTGAGGACCAAATAATAGAGGCTAATACCAATGGAGCAGAAAGTACAGCAGACGTAGTTGACTTTACTGATACAGGATTTACACCAAAGAGCAACTTCTCAAACACTAATACAAACGGTCATACTTTTATCTACATGGCTATTGCTGCTGAAGAAGCAGCCTCAACAACATACGATAGCAGCATCAAGTGGTCAGGCGGTGAAGCACCAACAAGCCCTGCTATAGGTGAGACAGATGTAATCACGTTAGATACAACAGATGGTGGTACGACTTATCGTGCTGCACACGCAATAGATGGAGCTAAGTAATGGCTAACGATAAAGACTTTACTTTAACTAACGGCATAGAGGTAGATGGGTCTACTAAAGGTACACTAGGTACAATATCAGCAAGCAACGCTGTTGACTTATCTACAGGTAACTACTTTACTCATACACCTGCTGGCCCTACAACTTATTCGTTTACTAATCCAGGTGCAGTACAATCTTTTCAGATGCAACTTACTGGTGGACAAGAAGCTGTAGCTAACGCTTTTAGCACTACTACTTATACTGGTACAGGTTCTAACTTTACGCTTACTAATGGTATAGACTTAGCAGGTGATGGTGGGTTAGTTTGGACGAAACAAAGAAACGCAACTAAAAACCATGTTCTTATTGACACAGTTAGAGGAAGTAACAAGTATTTAAAATCTAACACTGAAGATGTTCAAGATACTGGCAGTACACTTGTCACAGGTTTTAATAGTGACGGTTACGGAGTAGGTACTGGTGGATTCGCAAATATAAGTGGAGGAACATATGTTTCTTGGACATTTAAAAAGACACCTAAGTTTTTTGATATTGTGACATATGCTGGTAATGGTAGTGCTAGATCTATAGCCCATAACTTAGGTTCAGTACCAGGAATGATTATAATAAAGGGTTATGATCGTAGTGACGGTTGGGCTGTTTATCACAGAGGTGCAAATGGTGGTACTGATCCAGAAGATTATCGTTTCTTTTTAAGTAGTTCTAGTGCACAGGCTAATAGTGCAAGTCATTTTAATGATACTGCACCAACTTCTACACATTTTACAGTTGGTACGGAGTCTATGGTTAATAGCTCTAGTAATAATTATGTAGCCTACCTATTTGGTCACGACACAACAGCAGACAGTATGATACAGTGTGGCTCTGTTGCTTACAACTCAGGAGCTACTGTAAACTTAGGTTGGTCACCTCAGTGGGTTATGACAAAAGATACTGCAGTAGGAAACTGGAATATTGCTGATGCTGCAAGAGGTATAGGTGATGACGGTTCTAGAGGTCCAACTCTATATGCAGATTCAGATGCTCCAGCAACAGCAAATGGA